GCTACCTTTTCATAATCTGTAAGATCCCAACCATTCCATCTTCCTATAAATTCTACAAAATTATGATTGTATGCTTCGTATATACCTTTGCATAGTCCTTCATAGTTTGGATTACCTGTAACTAATATTTTCATTAATCTTTACCTTCTTTAGAGATATCATCAATACGTTTAGTAGTTGTATCTTTACTAAATGATGCGGCAATAAAACTTGCGGCCGCTAACATTGGAATGGTATAAACCATCTTATCTGTGAGATATGCTACCAAGTATGTTGGCACTAAAACTATAACTGCCTGAATTAATCCAATTTTATACTTTTTCATTTTCTTTCCTTATGTATATGTCGCTTAAACAACTGCATCTTTCTTTGCCACAAAGTATTTTTTCCTTTGGCAGTTTGTATCTTTCTAAGTTTCCTATTGCTCCGCCAAACTGACAGTCAGCCCTATACATATTTCCCCACATATCTATATTGACTCCATGTAATCCTGCCCAACAGTTCCAACCACTAAACTTGTTTTTATCTTGCAATATTAAATCATTAGCATTTACAACTTCATCATTTAACATCATAGCACCCCTATGTAATTCTTCATCATTTACTTTACGTGAAAAAGGCCAATCTTTAATTAATTGTTTTTGTGCTTCTGTGTATGTCATAACTTCATTTGTGATGTTTTCAGAACTTGTTTTGTCAACTATAACCTTAGGAACTATACTAGCTCTTGCAGTTGAGCTATAAATTTTTTCAGCAAGTGCAAAAATTTCTTCGAAGTCACTAGGCAATAACATCATGTTTATCACAGTTTCTATTTTGCTTTCATTTATAATTTTTATGAAATGTTCAGGATTTGCGTATGCTTTATGATAACTTAACATCATACCATCTGTGTAAGGAGCAATCTTTTTAAAATACTCAGGACTTTGACTGCCATTACTTACAAAGGTAAACTTGTGACCTTCTTCTTTAACAAGTTCTGCAAGATCAATAAAGTGTTTCCAATAAGTAGGTTCTCCTCCACTTAATCTATAACAAATTTTTTTATCTTTTAAATTAAAGTTTTGCACAAATCTTTTTACAGTTGACCATTGAGGTTGTCCTGTACTTCCATTATGTAATATGTCTGGACAGTATTCACATCTATAATTACACTTGTTAGACAATGTCCAACTGACTAGGAACCAATTATTTTTTGCAGGATCTTTGTATGTTAGTTTCATGGGTTCCTAACCTCTATTCTTGAAATGTGTGTTCCTTCTAACCAACTTTCAATTATGTATTTTACACAATTTGATATTGATTCTTCTTTTATCAAAGTACCATTTTTTTCGTGGGTACTATATAAATTTTCAACCCATTTTTTAAAAGGCCCCGTTGCTAGGTTTAGCTCTGATAAATTTGATTTAGTGATGTTAGGGCTTATTACACTAACTTTGCACTTCCAATGATTCTTGTTTATCTCTACACTCTGTTCGTCCATATACTTTTTATCTATGTAATACTGTTCTGTTGCAAACTTGCTAGGATCTTCTGCACTAGCAATTTGACTGCTAATATTTACACACAGTTTGGCCTTGTCCTTGTTTGTCTTACACCAAGCCATAAACAATGCGTTTTGATCTACAGGAATATATGCGTTGTTGATCAGTATGTCTGCTGTTGCTATCAGCTCAAGATTGTCTAGCACATCTTGACCATTTTTCTTGTCAAGTCCTATAATCTCGTAATCATCAACAAACCACCACAGACCCTCCATTATAGCTTTTCCTATTACACTTTCACTGCCTGTTACAATTATTTTTCTCATATAAACTGTCCTAGTTCAGGAAACGTTTTTCTAAAATCTGTCCCACGTCTTTCATCTGTTACTTTTAAATATTCTTGTAAAGCTGGTAACTTGTGACTCCAGTCTTCTTGCATCATGTATTTTAACAAACCATGCCAACGTTGTGCTCCATACGGATGTTGATTAAATTCTAAATTAAATTTTTGTCTATCTATAAAAGTTTCTACTTTTTCCTTAATCCAATCTTTAGCTGATTTAGGTAAAACTTGTACGTTCAAGTATGATGGCAAATAGACTAAATGTGTTCCTATTATTCCTCCGCCGAACATTGAAGGATTAATTTTACTAAATCCTTGATCCATTTTCCATTCAGCTAGTTCATCTATGTACCCTGCATTTAATAATTGTACTGCACAGGCAATATTGATAACTGTGTTGTCCTTTGTATTTTGATCAAGTCTTTTTAAGTTGGTTTCAACGTCCGACCACTTGCTTGGATAACGTATATATTCATTACGTGGTCCGTAAGCATCTATGCTAAAATTAAATCTAATTTCTTTGAAATGATCCCATAACTGAAATAATTTATCTGGTAATTCTAACCCATTTGAATTATATCTTAAATTACAGTCTTTTGCATATCCTTCCGCAACCATAAATTCTAATATTGCATAATGTTCAGGTATCAATAATGGTTCACCACCTGCAAAGTATAATTCCTGTATGTGCTGTGCTTGACTTTTCATCGAATCTATAAAAGATCCTTTCTTGTACCAAGTATAATCATATTGATCGTCCCAGCCTTGATCTGCAATTAAATCTTTGTTTTTATACTGTGGATATTGCAGTTTCCATTCTTTGATCCAACTTGAACTATCATGTGGACTACACATAACACATTTAAGTTGACATAAGTTACCTAAACGAAGATCAAAGTAAGGAATATTTACAGGTGCAGTACCATCATCTTGTGTACTTGCAATAAGTTTGTTAAAGTCTAAACGTTGTTTCCATTCTTCAGTTTCCCATTGGCGTTTACTTGTTATACCTTTTGCTTCTTCATTAAAACATTTTACGCAACTGCTTGGCACTTCTCCATTTAACATTTGCAGTCTTGTTCTTCTCATGTGTTCACTGTTCCACACTTCTTCTATTGTATGGTCACGCAAGTTCATTGCTATACCATCTTTCTTAACAAGTCCTGCTGTCTTTTCATCTTCTTTACCTGCACCACTGGCATTGGCAGTACAACAAACTCTAACATCTCCATTAGGTCTTGTAGCTAAATGTATCCATGGCAAAGGGCAAAAAGTTTTAGTCATCTTTCCTTCCTATTAACATATATCTTGTGTACTTAGGTAATTCTAGTTCCATCTTTTCAGAAACTTTTAATTTACTTTTTCTTTCAAAATCTGCAAGACTTTTCATACAATTCACGTGTTCTTCTAGTTCGAAATAATTGTTGCTTTGTAAAACAATCTGTGCATCACCTGGCACTTTATCTAACCACTTGTTATATTGTTCCTGTGTTATGTGTTCACAACTTGTATTGATTACAAAATAAGGATTAGTTTTGTATTCATATTCACACATATCTGCTGTAACAGATTCAAATTTACCTTCCATCTCATAACGTTTATTCATTGTTGATGCAATTTCTTTACATTTAGGATCTATGTCTATGCTAGTGATATGTTTTATTCCAAGTTCACTATTGAATATCATACAAGCCAACAATCCATTCCAACCTCCGTGTATGATACATTCTGCGTTTCTAATTGCTTTGTGTTTCTCAAGTTGTTCTATTAACCACAACTTGCTTTTGATTTGCCCTCCCCAAAAAGTTTCAAGTGTGCGATCTCTATCATCACTGTTGCGGATTGCATCCATCCAAAATTTTATGTCATTAATATCAATTTTCATTTATGTAACTTTCTAGATCTTCTGGTGTCCCAATACCTTGCATTGAAACAACATCAAATGCACACACATTTGCACCTTCCTTTATAGTGTAATTATACACAGGGCAAGTGTAAAATTCATTGTTGACCCTATCATTAGCTTCAATCATTTGATCTATGTTTCTAAACATTTGTTTTGCATCACGCCAATAATAATATCCTACTGTTGCTCTGTCTGATATTGCTTTCTTTTCTGCGACCTCTACAACTTTGTCTGCAACTGTTTTTGCATAACTCCATTTAGGATTTTTATCTGGACACGTAAAGGTTGCTATAAGTCCGTCTATGCCATTGTCTATGATTGTTCTAACCTTGTTGCTATCCCATGCAACACTTTGATCACAGTTGCTAACAAACACACTATCTCCTTCAGCGAATAGTTCTTTGGCTTTGTAAAGTGTACAAGCAGTTCCTTCTGTAAGTTGGTCCAGCTCTATGACTGTTGCATTAGAATATAAATCTTTTATTTTGTCAGTGATGTTATGATCCTTACGCACTATAAAAATACGTTCATCAAAGTCAATACCTATCTGTTGTTCAGCATATTGAAACATTGGTATACCTTTTACAGGAACCAAAGGCTTGGGTATATCATATCCTTTTTCTTTGAACCTGTTTCCATCACCTGCCATAGGCATTATTAACTTAATACTCATTTAACAACCCCTTTAAATGTTCTACATTTTTAACTTGCTTTACAGTAGCCGTGGTTGAAGTTGCCGCTTGTATTCCTAGTGGACTATCTTCAAATATTACTGTTTGCATTGGCGATACTCCGTAATGATACATGGCATTGTAATACATATCAACTTCTGGTTTAGGTTTGTGTTCTGTTGCTGTACACACAGGCTCAAACATATCTAACTTTTGTATTGCTAAACTTTTATCTACAAATTTACGAGTAGCATTTGAACAAACTGCAAGTCTATATTTTTTGCTTAATCTAACAAATATATCTTTTAGTTCTTGGTCAAACTTAACATATTTGCTAATATCATTCATTGTATATTCTTGTTTAAGATCCATTAATAGTGTTTCGTCAAACTGATATCCTTTTGCTTTCAAATAATCAATCTTAACAAAGGTAGGCATTCCTTCTACTTCTTCGTCAGTATAACGTATTGCGTTATTCACTTTCATACAAGCCTTTCTAAAAGCCTGTTGATGCAGTTCCTTGCAATCTGCAAGTGTGCCATCGTAATCAAGTATTAGTAAGTTAACAGTTTCCATTTTATTTCATCTCTTAAAAAAATATTTTCTCCTGCATCACCAGTAAGTATGGCTTGCCAAACGTGTGTATTCTTTACTCTATCTCCTAATTCCATAATCCAAGGATTGTTAATTATCGATTGTATTGATGTAATAGGATCATCTGCCCACACAACTAAATTTTTAAACATATCATATGGTCCTGCATAATACCAATCTTCTGCTCTAAAAATGTTGTCATCAAAACTTATTTCAGGACAATGTATTTTGCCTTTTTGAAACTCTGGCAACTGACCTTTGCCCGCCGCATCAGATCTTCCTAACCAAACATAATCGTATTTTTCTGCGTTCTTTAAATTAAATCCAGCTATGCTTCTAAATGCTCTTGCCCTGCTAATATATTGTCCACAAGGAAAGTTTTCAACATTGAAAGATGTATCATAATCTTCAACTTCTATAAACCTAGGATTGTATATGCTATACTCTTCCATGATAACTTCCCTGTAATTTTTTACTATCTCAAAATCAGGCGGATAAAACTTTGAAGTTTCTGGTCTTGTACCAAAGCGATACTTTTCATTGGCCTTGGTCCATCTACCAAGCTGTGTCCAACTGTGAATATACGTATGCACCTTGTACTTCTCGCACAACTGTTGATATATTTCATCTTGTCTAAATGTTTCTGCTACCAGTCTAGCTTCGCCACCAATTATGTATGCAAGTGTTTTCTTTTTCATTTTTTTAGTTTCTTAATTAACAGTGGTAAGTAAACGCATACTGCAACTACACTCCAGAAGGTTGCTAATACTGTTGCATATAATTTCCAATTAGCAATATCTATCATGATTCCTAAACTGACACCACCTATCCATACGTAATCAAGTGTTGCGTGAAACTTCTTCCACTTCGCACCATACGTTGCAATTAGATGATCTCTTTTGTTAGCAAACCAAGGGTGTACATGACGCATTATTACAAATCCTTCATTCAACACCATCACTGTAAAGCCTATCCAAAATATCATTTTACGTCCTTTCTACGAATTGTTCATTTAATTTGTCAAAACTGCCACATTGTTTTGAACATTCTTTTAAGCCTGTTGTATTCCAACAACCAGCTATAAGGTCAAAGTAGCCACTTGCAAATATATCTTTCATAGTAGTATTATTTAAGTTAGGCCAAACCTTAATTTTGTTCATGTAATCTATTCTATTCTCATGTGTATGCGGATAAAACTGCTGATCTAACCAACAACAAGGAGTTACACTACCTAAAGCACTTACATACAGCATACTATCCTTCACTGCTTTGCATTTTATTGTAGGTAGCTGTTCAGCAGATGCTTTTTTAACCTTGCCCATCATCTTTTTACTTAATTCTGTTGGATATAATGTATCTATTGTTTGTCCTTGTTCATTAAGAACATCAAACTTACCATCTTTAAAACGTGTTGTGTGTTTTATAGTGAAACTTTCCATACCTAATCTTTGCGATAAAGTTCTACACTCTTCAACTTGATGTTCATTGTGTTGGAACACTAGCATATCCCATCTTGCTTTTCCACCAGCATCAACAAAAGTCATTACATTGTCAATTATTTTTTTCCAATCAGTGTTTATTCTATACTTGGCATGAGTATCTGCTAGTCCATCTATTGCAAAAACAGTTTGTACTCCTAGTTTTGCAATTTTTTGCCACCACTCTTTAGTTCTACCACTTCCGTTTGTGTGCATTTGTAAAGTCATGGTAGGATTTGCTTCTCTCAAATATTCGTATATAGGCAAAGTATCTTTTGCAACAATAGGATCACCCAAGTTACCACATATTGCAAGATGATTAAGTTGTTTTATAAAGTCTATTGGAAACCATTCCATAAATTTGTCTATGGTTATTTCATCTAACCCCATAAAAGGATTCAAAGGACCTCCATTGATACGTCTTGCACACATAGGACACTTTGCTTGACACCTACTTGTGACTTCTAAATGTATTGCTTTGATATCTTCTATTTTATACATGGGTACTTTCTTAAATTTTCTAAAAACTTATGTGCGTTTAGTTTCCAAACAATCTGTTCTGTGTTTCTATAATTTATTTCCTTTACTTTTTTAAATTCACCTTGCTTTTCTAACAAAGGAAAGTATATTTTATTTACTAACCTCTGTGAACCTGCTTCTTCATTGTTACTGGTTACATACATATCTGAATCTACACCGCACCACTCTATGCAAGTAGGAACAAAATATTGACTTGTTAAGTTTTGGTGCTCTACGATGTATCTTCTACCAGTGCCTAGTCCTTTGCTGTTACGCACACCGTCTAACACACAGGTTCTTGCAAGTATTCTATATCCGTTCATTTCAGGAAACGTGTGAGCTACTACACTACCAATAGCTTTATCATCTTTATACAATATCCAAGCATTCCATTTGTCTTCATTTTTAAAACAATCAATCATCGATTTTTGATTTGCATTGTTCCTATGACCCCTTCTTTCTGCTTCCTGGTAAAATTCTTCTAAATCCAAAGTTTCATTCCATTCAACCATTTTATACATTGACTCTCTCCTTTGGTATCTTGCTATCTGCACTACTTACACAGGTTGGAGTAACGCACGGCATTGGTGCTTTAAACAGCTCAAATCCGTCGTCTAACGTGCCTAAAGGCTCATCATGGCAACTATATGCACGTTTCACTTCACCACCTGGTTCGCGTATGATACAGCTTTGATAACCTGCCCAACAGTTCCAATCTTTGAACTTGTTAAACCCATAAGCATTTAATCTTTCTGCTTGATCTATCCAATACTCTATTCCTTGATCATCCTGCAATATGATTTGTGGTGTGGTTTGTTGATTGTCCTGTTGCAATATGTTTTTTTGTTCTTCCGTATAACCACCCACGACAAAACTAGCAGTAGGATCAGACTGAGGCTTGAGTGTAACATGAAGCCCCCTATCACCAAAACGTTGACTGCGTTCATAATATTCCTCCCAATGTTCAGGCACCATTACCTGATTGATTGTTACAAGGACATCATTGTCCTGTAAATATAAAAGTTTATCACCAAATTCTTTTTCATCGGCAAATTCTGCATGAAAACTTGCTGTAATACTTCTTCTATCTAAAAACTGTGTTGCATCGAGCCAGCGTTTCCACCAACGCTTACCTGGACTGCAATTACTCGTCATGTGTATGCTTAGATATTCACTTTCAAAGTCCTCATAGTGATTAACTAGATCTATAAATTTTTTGTATGTAGTTGGTTCGCCTCCACTAAAACTAAAATGAAACTGGTCAAATCCATTTGCTTTTGCTTGACGTTTTATTTCATCTATTGTTCTTGTGTAAACTTCAAAGGGTCTATGATCAAGTGTTTTACTTCTTGCATAGGGCCAACAATAACTGCAATCATAATTACAAAAACGTCCAAGGATCCAGCTTACATTAAACAACTTCTTGTTTAACATATTAGTATGTCCTAGTTTCTGAATCCTTTTAAATGGTATCATTCATTTCATCCATATGAAAACGTTGACGTAACCAGTCAAAGTCATTTATTAGCCGAAGGTCAACCCCATCAGAAAGGCCAAACTCCATACCAGCATTAGCACCTCGAATCGCAAATTCACAAAATCTTCCATTAGCTTTAGTGGTCCATATTTTAAGTCTTTCATTTGTTTCTCCTTCTTCTTGTCTGTTAATTGTTTTGCTACTTAATTTTGCACATTCTCTGAATGCACTTTTCCAAGTGCTAAATTCATCTGTGTTAAAACAAGTAACGTTACTCACGTCTGGCATAGCCTTGAACCTATCTGATATTGAAGTAGTCATATCACTGCTGTTTACATCTACGTTCATGGTTAGTCGTCTTGGTAGGAGTTTTACGCCACCATAACCATAGACTAAATCGTTGATAGGATTTCGGCTACGCCACACATGGACACAATCTAAATCATATTCGTTTACAACATGATCCAAATTGAATTCGGGTAACAAGTCAGCATCACCGTCTATGACCCAAAACATTTTTGTTGAGCATTTCTTTGCGGCAGTGATGTGAGCTTGATGAATACCTTTGACGCCGTGTACCCTTTTTATTCTAGGGAAACGTTTAGATAGCTTTTCGTATCTTTCCTCTGCGTCAGGTTCGTTATAACTTATGAAACATATATCATACATAAGGTTCCAATTCTTTAGCAAGTTGTTGATGTATGAATCTATCAGGATGACAGTTGTCTGGAAACTGTTTGTGTTCCTGCATGGTGTTTATTGTGCGTTCATAATCGTCAACTATTTTTTTAAATTCTGTTTCCTTTTGCTCTATAGGTAAATGTTTTTGTAAAAATTTTGTTGCACTAGCATCTGCAAGATCTGGTCTTGCTCTGCGTAATAAATTAACAGTTGGCCAACTGCTCATTAATGGTATCTCATGTCCTAGTAATTTAGACATCCAATCTTTGTGGATATATTTTATGAAAGTGTAGTCGTCAATAGCAGGACATTTTCCCCAACCTTCAATTATTATCCAAGGAATGTTTGTTTCGTTGTATATTTTTTGAGCTCCATCAAAAATTATTTTTAACAATCTATCATTTAAATCTTTTATACTTGTTGCTTGTTTTACAGCTTCATCTCTTTGCACGTAATATTTTTCTAAGTCTTTTAAACCTGCTTCTGGAGGCCAACGTGGTGGAGTCAAATCTCGTATAGGCTCAGTCAGCATGAGTATTATGACATCAGGGCTGTAAAATACAGGACTGGTAAATGGTGGAGCAAGTCCTAGTGCTTCTTCAACTTTGAATATTGCCTCAATATTAGTTCCACCGCCTATGCTATAATTTACTGTTGCATGACCTTTTTGATCTAATTCATAACCAAACCCTGGCCACACTACATTAAAAGGTTTTGCATGAGGTTCTTTTAAATATTCTTCTTTGTTATATGGTTTAAATATCTCTGGATGATCATTGTTTGCCACAGCTGGTCCAGGAATCACTGTCCCCCATTCGCCCAGACTATTACTGTCGCCACATATTAATATTCTGCTCATCTAGTATTTCCGTAATGAATTACTTTAAATGTTTTTGATTGGAAGTTTCTCCATGGATCAACAATGATGCTGTCGTCATTTAATTTACAATACAATTCTTCATGTGCCAATAACACCACCGCACTATAAGGGCCTGTGTCTGGAAACACATGAGGATCAACTTTCATACAGTCATATCCTAATTCTTTACAATAATGACCAACCAGTAAACTGTAACTTCCATCTACGTATGGCACTCCTGGTTTGTATGCAACTCCATTTAACATGATTGGTAAATCATTCTCTTCAGCTAATTTTACAAGATACATAGCTAAATTTTTTGCTTGTACTTCTCTTGCATTCATGATTGCATCAAATATATCATACTTAAGATCTAATTTTTGTGCCATCCAACGTAATGCAATATTGTCCCTTGGGTGACAAGCACCTCCATCGCCCATTCCTGCTGTCATGTAACGTTTGCTTATTATTCTTTGTTT